CCCATCCCGCCGCCCATCCCGCCGCCTATCCCGTTGCGCTCCCATTGGGGATTCTTCGGCATTTGACTGCGGAGGGTGAGCGCATTTACGATCCGTTCTTGGGGTCCGGCACGACCATGATTGCGTCGGAGCGGATTGGACGGAGATGTCATGGGATGGAATTAGACCCCAAGTACTGCGATGTCATAGTCACCCGTTGGTGCAATCTCACGGGGAAGACCGAAATCAAGCGCAACGGGCAGACGATCAAGTGGGGTAAGTAGGTGGGAAGGCCTAAACTCAACATAGACCCGGACAAAGTCAGGCAATTGGCCTCCTTTGGCTGCACGACAAGGGAAATAGCGTCGTTTTTCAACTGTTCGGAGGATACAATCTCTGGGCGTTTTTCGGCACAAGTTGATAAAGGCAAGTCGGAAGGCAAGATCCGCCTCAGGATGATCCAGTGGAAACAGGCCGAGACTTCATACACGATGGCCATATTCCTCGGGAAGAACATCCTCGGGCAGAGCGACAAGCAGGAAATTGGTATGGAGTTGAGTGGGGACACAAAGCACGACGTTTCGATAACCATTCACCATGCACTTACAAATTGATGGCACGGTTGTCCTCGAAAAGAACCTTGCCGCTACGTCCAGAATCGTCTGTAACCAGGGCGGTGCGCGGTCATCAAAGACAATCTCCATCCTCCAAACCTTCATTACCCGTTCCTTCCAAAGGCGTGGTCAAGTCTTCAGCGTCGTCCGCAAAACCCTCCCGGCTCTCAAAGCATCGGCCTTGCGGGACTTTCTCTGGCTGCTTGAGAGGTACGGGCTCTACCGGGAAGCGAATCACAACCGATCGGAGAATATCTACCGGCTCAACGGGAATGAATTCGAGTTCTTTAGCGTCGATGAACCGCAGAAAATTCGTGGCCGGAAGCGAGAACTGTGCTTTATCAACGAGGCGAACGAACTCACCCTCGATGACTTCCGTCAGCTCGCTCTTCGGACGACCGGTCAGCTCTATTTGGACTATAATCCCTCCGACGAGCAACACTGGATATATGAAACCGTCATCCCCCGGGAAGATTGCACGTTCATCAAATCGACGTATCTGGACAACCTTAAGTTCCTTGAGCCTGAGCTTGTGGCGGAGATTGAAAGGCTCAAGTCTGAGGATGAGAACTACTGGAGGATCTTCGGACTCGGGGAAGTCGGGCAAAGAAAGTCCATCATCTACACCCGATTTGACTTGGTTGATGCCATGCCACCCGGATGTGATGTCTTCTTTGGCCTGGACTTCGGATTCAACAACCCCTCTGCCCTCGTTGCCGTTGGTGAAAAGGACGGAGAGACGTTCATCGAAGAAAAGCTGTACGAAACGAAGCTCACCAATACAGACCTTATCGGCCGGCTGAAAGAGCTGGTCCCGGGCAGCGCTGAGATATATGCAGACTGTGCGGAGCCTCAGAGGATCGAAGAGATAAGCAGGGCGGGGTTCAACATCTTCCCCGCAGACAAGTCAGTCAAGGATGGGATTGATAACGTCAAGCGCAGGAATCTTCATATCGTCAGATCGTCCGAGAGGCTAATCCGTGAGATTAGGGCGTACAAGTGGAAAGAGGACAAGAACGGGAACGTCTTGGATGAACCCGTGAAATTCAATGACCATCTCATGGACGCGGTGCGGTATCCAATACACACTCGCGCTGTCAGGGGTATTGTCGGATTGGATTTTATATGAGCCTACTTAACAGGACACGCAACGCCTGGAACGTCCTGAAGGGCGTATCCACTCCCGAACTGTATAACGGCGGCACAAACTGGGTTAATGCCAGTATCGCCGGGGGGAAGACTCTAGCCTCGAAGGCCGAACTTCTTGCGGCCTATGCCTCATGGGTCTATGCCTGCGTGAATGTCAGAGCAAAGGCTTTGGCGGGTGTGACCTTTCGCGTCAATGTCAAGCGTGGCCCGGATGAGTACGAGGAGATCGTAGATCATCCATTGAGCCTTCTACTTGAGAGTCCAAACCCATTCTACACGCGGTCTGAACTGATGCTCCTCTTGGGCCAGCACCTTGACTTGACGGGTGATGGGTATTGGTACATTCCACGCAATGGCTTTGGTGTCCCGGGTGAGATTTGGCCGCTGCCCCCAGACAAGATGAAGGTTGTCGGTTCAAAAACGGAATTCATACAAGGGTATGTGTTGGACTACGGGACGCAGAAGATTCAATTCAAGCCCGAGGAGATTGTCCACTTCCGCTACCCTTCCCCGACCGATGTGTACTATGGCATTTCACCTCTGAGGGCCGCGGCCCGGTCAGTTAACATTGACGAATACCAGCACACGCTTCAGGAGAACCTTCTTAGGAAGGGTGGGGTGCCCCCGATTGCCCTTGTCACCGAACAGACGGTGACCGATCCTGTCAGGCTGAAGATGAAGCAGGACTGGAGAGACAACTACGGCGGGCCTGAGAATGCGGGGAACATCCCGATTCTTTCCAATGGCCTCAAGGTTGAGAAGATTGGGTTGAATCCTTCTGAGATGGATTGGCTTGCGACAAGCAAGGCCACGCGAGATGACATCCTGGCGATCTTTGGTGTGCCTGCTTCCAAGTTAGGACTTGTGGAAGACGTGAACCGGGCCAATGCAGAGGCCAACGATTACACCTTCAGTGTGAATGTCGTTGAGCCGAACCTGAGGCTGATTGATGAGCGCATGACGCGGAGCCTTGCACAGTTGTTTGACGTGAAGCTCGTCATCATCCACGACTCAACGATTGCCGGAGATGAACGAGAAACGGCCGAAGTCGCCAAGATTCGCATTTCGGCTGGCATGACCACGATCAACGAGGAACGTGAGGCAGAGGGGTACGACCCGATTGAAGGTGGTGACGAAATTCTTGTGAGTAAGACAATGGCAACGCTGTCAAGTGTGATTGCGGGGACGGCCTCACCGTTGCCCGCCCCAGATCCGAACGCTGTTCCGAATCCCGAGGATGCAAACAATCAAGGAGCAACACCATGAAGAAGGTTCTCTTTATCGCACTTGCCGTCCTCGGCGTGAGTCTGGGTATGGCACAATCGTATCAAACCATCGCCACGGATTCGTCCTACGCCTCCAACGATACTACGGCGTGGTTTTCGATCAGCCCGGCGAGAACGGCATTTTACACGTTGGGCATTGCCTTCAATGTCGATACGGTCAACGTGGCGATTTACGTTGACTATTACGGGAGGCAGGGGTCAACGTTGAAATACAACACCTATTCCGTTGTCTCCGACTCTACAAACTGGAAAGACGTTCACGCCCCATACTACGGGTATCCCCTGAGGACGAACGATGACAACATACCCGGGGCCATGAAGGTCCGGCTGAGAATCCTCAAGCGTTCGACGGGGGGGGATTCGGGGACCCAGACATACCGTGCCGATCTCGGGAGGGACTAGTCATGGACAAGACCAAACGACGCGGCCTCTTTGTCGAAGAGGTCAAGGATGCAAACGACGCTGAACGGTCGATTATCCATTTCATCACCACCGAGCACGTTGACCGATATGGGGATATTGTCCGGGCCGATGGGATGAACGATTCCCTGTATGGCAAGAACCCCGTTGTGCTCTATGGGCACGACTACCGGGCTTTCCCTGTTGGGAAGTCTTTGTGGCGCAAGGTTGGGGAGAGGGATGGGGTCAAGGGCGTTCTGACCAAAACGCAGTTTGCCGACACGCCCGAGGGGAATCAGGTCTATGGACTGTGGAAGGACGGATTCTTGAATGCCTCCTCCATTGGGTTCATCCCGACCGAGTGGGAAACTGTGACGCGGACAGATGAAGCGGGCAATACCATAGCCTCGGGCTGGGACATCAAGGCCTGGGAACTTCTGGAATACTCCATTGTTCCCGTGCCGGCCAACGGCAACGCTCTCAGGCTTGCGCTTGAGAAGGGTTTGGCTGAACAGGTAGCCGGGCCGATCCAGGAGGCTGTGAGGGAACACAGGCTTTGTGAGCTTGAAGAGTGCCGCAAGGGCATGGATTCCCTACCCGCGACGATTGAAGCACTCAAGGCCGAAGTCAAGCAGATGGCAGATGCAAGCATTGAACGTGAAGTGAAGATCAAAGAGTTGGAAACTAAACTCACCGCTCCAAAGGTGGAGAGCGTAGCTACACTATCCGGGGATGATCTGAAGAAGATCGTCAATGGATTAGTGAGTGGAACGCTTAACCGGATGCGCGGACGAGTGGACTAATTCAATCACTCAAGAACCAAGGTATCAACATGGAAAATCCCGTTGTGCAGATGAACATGGAAGAGCTCAAGACTCTTCTGATGGGAGCCATTGGCGAGCAGATCAAGGCCGCCGGGCTTGACAAAGTGGACCGTGCCCATGGCGTGTTTCCCGGAGTCGAAGATGTGAAGAACATGACGAAGACAGACCGCATCAAGGCGTGGCTCCGGTCCATCGTGATGAAGAACCCGAGCGCGGAAGACCTGGCGATTGCCAAGGCGATCAACACGGAAGCGACGACCGTTGGGTTGGGATTCGTTCCTGACGAATTCCGCACGGAAGTCATCCGCGTGGCCGAGAACTTCGGTATCGTTCGTAGGCTGTGCTCGGTGTTCCCGACCGATGCTCCTTCGGTCAATCTCCACCAGGCGAACGGTGTCATCACCGTGGCGTGGGTTTCTGAGGGCAATGCTTTCTCGGAATCCAATCCGACGTTCACCGAGCCGGAAATCACGATCGGCAAGATGGGAGCCATCTCGGTCCTGTCGAACGAACTGTTCAAGGACAGCAAGTTCCCGATCGTGCAGTACATCGCTGAGCTTTACGGTGAAGCGCTCGCGGGCGAAGAGGACAAGCAGGCGTTGATCGGCACCGGTTCGCCGTTCCACGGCCTTGTCGGTGGGACCATCACCGGCCTGGTTGCGGCCACAGCTGACTCTGCGGCCTCATACAAGAACTTCAGCCCGGATGACGTGCTGAATCTTGCGATGGGCGTTGCGGAGAAGTACCGCAATGGTGGGGCGTACTTCATGCACCCGACCGTTCTTGCGGCTCTCGCCCTGTCCTTCAAGGCGGCTGGATCTGGGGATTATCTCCTGACCCGTCCGACCGAGAAGGGGCTGGCGACTTCGATCTGGGGTTATCCGGTTTACACCTCGGAAAAACTCCCCTCCTCGGATGCGGCCTCGACGAAGTACATCGGGTTTGCAAACCCGAAACGGTGCTACATGTTCGACAATCAGGCTATGGAACTGATGGCGACGAATGTCGGCGTTGTCGGGTCCAACAACCTGTTCGAGAAAGACCTGCAGGCCATCCGAGTGACCGAACGTATCGGCATCGGCTGGACGCTCGGTGCGGGTTGCACGACTCTTGCTACCCACGCCTAACCAGAGAGGAGAAAACACATGAAAAAGCTCCTCGTTCTCGCGTGTGTCGTTCTGATTGCATTGCCCGCGTTCTCGCAGATGACGCAAATCAGGACGATTCTGAACGCCAAGGCTCATTCCAATAGTGCGATCAATACCGCGACTGTGACGGACCTCGGCGCGTTTAATCGTGTTTCAATCGGGATCACCACCACAACGGCGGCCGAGTATGACAACATCTCGTTCGACTACAAGGCTCCGGGTTCCTCGACGTTTGTGGAGATTGATTCGATTGCGACGTTTGCGCTCGGTACCGCTGGCGCGAATTACACGATCAAGGCCGTGCGGAATACGGTTGTGGACAAGTTCCCGTTCGCTGGCGGGCAGTGCCGCATTCGTCTGATGCACAAATCCTCGGGTAACACCGCAGGGTTTGAAACGGTCAAGCTGTATCTCTCCAACTAAGGGAGTGGACAATGGGGGGCTTAACGGCCCCCCGGAGTCTAGACACCATGAAAGTAAAAGTGAAGAAGGATGTGTGGTTGCGGGAGGGTGGACATACCTACAACCCCGGGGAAGAGTTTGAAGTCACCGAACAACGGGCCGCACAGCTTTCGGCTGTTGCTGAACCCGTGGGGGTGCCTGCCCCGTCCGTTGAGGTAAGGACGGAAGAAATGCCCGCGCCTGTCGCGGACCGCGCGATGAAGAAAGGCCGGAGGAAACTTGGAACTCACACCGCGTAGCATTGTCACGCTAGAGTCCGTCAAGTCCTATCTGAATGAACCGGATGATTTGGTGGACGCATTCCTTGCAGAGTGGATTGACCTGGCCTCTGGACGGGTTGAGGACTATATCTGCAATAAGGTCCAGCCCGTAGAGGTAGAGGAAATCCTTGACGGTGATGACCCCGGGGGCCTGACTGTGACGTTCTGGCCGGTGCAAGCATTGGCCGGGGAAGAGGATGCAGACAAGTTAGCAAATCTCCAGTACAGGAATTCACCTGTTGATTCTTGGGTAAATGTCCTGACGGACACCCGGTACTTGCGGATTGATCCTCGTAAGCCCTGGGAGCTTCAAGTCCTCGGTGGGTTCGGCGGATTCCCGAAGGGAACGGCCAACATCAGGGTCAAGTATATCGCAGGGTACGACCCTCTCCCCGCAGACTTGCAACAGATCGTGATTGAGATGGTTGCCAAAGCCTACCAGCAGTCGAAACACGGGGAGGGATCGTTGGGAGTGGCCTCGAAGTCTGTTGGTTCGGCCGGAGTTTCGCCTTCGACAAGTTTCCTTGACCTCGAACCCAAGTGGAAGTCTGTCCTTGACCGTTACAGGAGCCTCGTATGAGTTTCTACGGATTAAAATATTACCACCCCGATTATTTCGGCACACCCGGATTTTGGAGATGGAGGAAGGTTATGGATAAACGAGACCTACGCACAAGAATTGCCATCGGTTTTGGAGCGGGCGTTTTGTTGGCCGTCCTGTGTTCCTCTTTTGCTCTCTCGCAGTACCAGACAATGTACACAAGCTACGGCGTAGCGACACCTGTTTGGTTGAATATCGCAAAGTCAACCGATGCGCCTTACGTCAAGATACGGGGCTTTGAGGTGTTCAATGACTCGACCGGGACCGCAGGAGATACTCTCTGGGTTGCGTTCAACGCAGACACTACGGCTGGAAGACTGTTCCCTGTCCTCCAGGGCGAAAGCCTTTCCTGCCCGAGCGTGTATCTCAGTTCGATTCGGATCAAATCAAGCGCAACGTCAGTCCCTTACAGGGCGAGGCTTCATTGAGCAAGAGTCGGTATGAAAAGGTGATGGATGACCTCGTGAGTGAGCTTGAATCTATCACCGTGGCGAATGGGTACAGAAATGACGTGGGGACCGTCTCAAGGGTCATCATAGACCCCTCTCAGGCGAACAAGCCCCTGGAGGTCTTTGTGGTGAGTGGTGATGAGACATTCCCCCCGATTGATACGATACAGACGGTCTTCGAACAGAAGGTTGCTATCGCAGTCGGGGCCATCGTGAAGTCTCAGACAGGCCGACACTCGGACAAGCTCAAGCTGGACGTGGACGCAATCAGCCACGATCTTGAGAAGTGCTACTCTGGCTTTTGCAAGAAGTACCAGAACACGGCGGCCAACAGGTGGATTGTGGTTAAGGAACCATCCCCGAGAATGTCCCGCACCATCCCGCCGAGCGCAAATGTCGGGTGGGCCATCCTTGGATTTACGGTAAGCATCTTCGCTGTGGAGGCGACGTTTTGATAACCGTGGAAGTTTCTGGCTCACTCCCGAAGATCCCGACAGACTTCACTCCCATCATGGACAAGGTATCGACCATGATGCTGGACTCGGTGAGACGAAATTTCGGCGAGGGCGGGAGACCGACGAAATGGCCCGCCCTTATGTCTGGCGAGGCATCATTTCTGTATCAGTTGGGCGATCTTCTCAATTCCATCGGGCGTGTATGGGGTCAAAATTTCGCAGAAGTTTCTACTTCACACAAAACGGCCCAGTGGATGCAATGGGGGAGTCATCCGGCGGTCACAGAAAGAAGCATCAAATTTTTCTGGGCAAAGTTTTATGAAACGAATCAGACGTTCTGGAAAAATATGGCCCTTCAGCCTGTTGGTACTCGGATGAACGTTAAACCACACCCATTCATGCTATTCCAAGACGAAGACGTTACATCAATCACCGCTCTCTTTGGTTCGGAGCTAGTCAAGTTCATCAACGCAGGAGGCGAAACACTATGAGCGTTACTGTGGGAGGCAAACAGTACGAGTACAAGAAAGCAACATTGGGCCTGATGCGGAGGATGGCCCCGCTGGAAAAGACATTGAGGAGTGTTGCGGCGGCGTTGGAGGATTCGGAGAAGTGGGCTGAATTTGAGAAGACGTGGAAGGCGTATGTGAGCATGATCCTCGTTTCCCCGGGTGACCTTCTGAACGTGGAAGACCTGGATTTTGAGGACATCGGCAAGGTACAGCGTGGTTTTTTCGGGCAAGCGGAAGTGACTCCCCCGAAAAGCGACGATGGGAAAAAGACTTCTCCCGGTTCGATCAAGCCGGTCTAAAGTCAGAGCTTCCGCGAGGCTATGAGATCGACCTGTTGATTTACAACCTCTGTGATGGTGACGTGACAAAGCGTTCCGCAGTTGAGAAGATGACCCTCACAGAAGCAATCCGATGGG